TGGCTGGACCTGCACTCTGTGCCACCGACCGATCGACCCGCACGCGACAGCGCTGCGAGACCGACTGAGCATCGACCACGTACTGCCCATCGCCCGCGGCGGCAGCGACAGCCTCGAGAACCTCAGACCCACACATCACGGCTGCAACTCGGCCAAGCGCGACGGACGCCGGCTCCGCCGCCGAGCGACGGAAACCGCGGCCGGATTTTTTCTAGCCGGCCCGCCGGGCAGCCTGCCCCCGCCAAAAATCTCCCCCCAATAATCTAGAAAAAGTCCAAAAAACGAGAGGATCGGGAAAATGCCCCTGTTCGAGCTCACGACAGGCGAAGACGGTGCCATCCACGGCGCCGTCAAGGCCCTGATCGACGAACTTGAGGCGGAGGGGCTGCTCGATTACCGTACGAGGCTCCTGACCGTGGTCATGGAGTCCACCGCGAAGGCCCTGGATCACGGCCTGACGGCCCCGAAGGTCAGCGTGGCGACGACTCAACTCGCGCGGCAGCTCCTGGACGGGATCGAGATGCTGCCGAAGCCGCCGGCGAAGACCGGGACGATCTTCGACACGCTCCCCGACGTGATCGCCGCGGCGACGAAAGCCGCGCTCGATCGGCGGAGGCTCTGACATGGCGCCGGTGGAGCTGCCCGGCGGCCTGACCGCCGCCTACGCCACCCTCCGCAACCCGGATCGGCCCTCGCTCGGGCCTGTCGTCGCCGAAGTCTCCCGGAGGGTTCGCGGCAGGGAGCTGATGCCGTGGCAGGCCTACTTCGCCGACGTGCTCTGCGAGCTCGATCCCGACCATCCCGGCGAGTGGTGGTACAAGAAAGCCATAGTGTGCGTCCCCCGCCAGGCCGGCAAGTCCGACGTGATCGGCGCCGTCCACACGCACAGGCTCCTGGCCTTCGCCGACCACCGGGCCGTCATGACAGCCCAGACCGGGAAAGACGCCGGGAAAAGGTGGCGGTCCTACGTGGAGGACATCCCCGACGTGGAGGCCTCCGGGGTGACGGTGATGCGCGGGAAAGGCGCCGAGCGGCTCACCTACGACAAGACCGGATCCTATTTGGAGCCGTTCCCGCCGACGGACGCCGCGATCCACGGCGACGCCATCGACGACTGCTCCGTGGACGAGGCATGGGCCTACACGATCGAGCAGGGCGCCACGATCCAGGCCGCCGTCCGGCCCGCCCAGGCCACCCGGCCCCTGTCGCAGTTCCTTCTCCTGTCCACCCGCGGCTCCGAAGCCGCCTCCGGCGGGTGGCTGGACCAAGAGATAGCCGCCGGCCGGGCAGCCGTCAACGACCCGGGCAGCCGGACGCTCTACCTTGAGTTCTCCGCCGATCCGGCCTCCGCCGACGCCGATCCGTACTCGGACGAGACGCTCGCCTTCCATCCGGCCATCGGCCACACCCAGTCCCTCCGGCGCCTGAGGGACCTGGCCTCCGGCCTGCCCCTCGCCGAGTGGCGCCGAGCGTTCCTGAACCTCCCGACCGAAGGCGACGCCACGGCGGTCATCGACGTGGCCGTGTGGACGGGCCTCGCCCTGGACGAGCCCCCCGCCAGGCCCCGCCCCGCCGACACGGTCATCGCCTACGACGTGGCCAGGGACAACACGGCCGCCACCATCGCCGCCGCCTGGCTGGACCCGGACGGAGACCCCGTCACCGCCGTCGTATGGTCCTCCGCCGACGTGCGGGACCTGGACGGCTACATCCGGCGGCTCTGGGCCGACGGCTACCGGCGGATCGTCGCAGACCCCACCGGCCCAACCCGGCTCATCGCCGAGACCCTCGCCGACGACGGCATCGGCCGGCTCGGCGCCTACACCGACTATCAGGACGCCTGTCAGGAGCTGATCGACCGGACCCGGACGGGCACCGTCCGGCACGTCCAGTCCGCCGCCGTCGTCGCCGCCATCCAAGCCGCACGGCCCAGGATCACCTCCCGGGGCACTGATTTCGACGCCGCCAAATCCGACGCGCCGATCGACGCCCTCCGCGCCACCGCCCTCGCCGTCCACGAAGCCCGACAGCTCTCCAAACCTACGATGCAGATGTGGTAGCATGAACCCCATGAGAAGCCCCGGCCCGCTCGCCTCCCTCCTGCGCCCCGCCCGCGCGGCGCTCAACGCCCGTCGCGGGCGGCCGGCACTCCAACACGTCACCGACGGCGGCGTCACCCTCCGCTGGGACGGCGCCCCCGACGACCCCCAGGCCCTGGACTCCGTCTACCGGGCCCTCGCCATCCTCGAAGGGTCGATATCCCAGCTCACCCTGGACCGCTATTCCAAAACGCTCGGGCGTCCCCGCGGCTCCGCCACCCGGGATATCCAGCGGATGCTCGGCGACGCCGCCACACTCGCCGGCTTCCTCGCCGAGACAACCCGGTCCCTCGCCATGACCGGCAACGCCTGGATCCGCCACAGCGCCGACACGCCTGCCGGGCCCAGGATCCGGCTGCTCGATCCCCGCCGCTGCGGCGCCGTCCTGGACCAGGCCACCGGCGCCAAGACCATCACCTACGACGGCTACCGCGCCACCGATATCCTGCAGCTCCGGCTCACCCACGCCGCCGGCGAGCCTCTCGGCGTCTCCCCGATCCAGGCCTGGGCCGAAGGCCTCACCGGGGCGCTGGACGCCAACCGGTACGCCTCCGGCTGGACCCAGCGCGGCGGCCGCCCCACAGGCATCCTCACCACCGACCAGACCCTCTCCGCCGACGACGCCAAACGCTGGAAAGACGCCGCCAACAAGACCATGACTCCCGCCGCCGGCGTCGCCGTGCTCGGCTCCGGCCTCACCTACAAACAGTGCTACCTGACGCCGGCCGAGCTGCAGCTACTGGACGTCAAAAAGGTCAACACCATCTCCGTAGCCAGGATCTTCGGGATCCCGGCACGGCTCATGCTCACCTCCGGCGACGGCGACTCCAAAACCTACGCCAACATGGAACAGGAATCGATCCTTTTCGTGCGGCATACGCTGATGCCGTACATGCGGGAAATCGAACAGGCCCTATCCTCCATCATGAACGACGACGTGCGCTTCAATGTGGACGGATTCCTCAGGCCGGACACCACCACCCGCTACGCCGCCCACAAAGTCGCCCTGGAAGCAGGCTTCCTCACCATAGACGAAGTCCGCGCCATCGAAGGCCTCAACCCTATAGCGACCGAGAAACAAGACGAGAAAGGAGGCAGCGATGACGAAGGCCAGGCAGCACCCGTCGATGACGGGGATGAGACGCCGCAGCGCCGACCTGACGACGGCGACGCCGACCGAGACCGGTGACGGCGCCGGCTGGACCATCACAGCCAGGGCCGTCCCCTACGGGCAGGCCACCGAGATAATCCCCGGATGGACGGAGGAAATCGCCCCCGGCGCCCTCCGCGCCAGCTCCCAGGGACCGCTGCTTTTCCGGGACCATGAGAAGCCCATCGGCCGGATCACCGAGATGCGCGACGCCGACGCCGGCCTCGAAATCGACGCCGTCATCTCCAACACGCCGCTCGGCGACGAAACCCGGCAGCTCATCGCCGACGGCGTGCTGTCCCGGATGAGCATAGGGTTCCGGCCCGATCCCGACGGGTTCGACGTGAAACGCAGAGCGGACGGCACCCAGCACACGGTCATCCGATCCGCCACCCTCTACGAAGTCTCCGTCGTGGCCTTCCCGGCCTACGACGACACGCCCATCACCGACCAGCGCACCGCCCACACGACAGAAAGGCAAGCCACCGTGACCGACCCGATCGACGCCCTTGAAGACGCCGTCAACACCGCGCATACCGACATCGCCGCCCTGAGAGACAGGATCGACAGCATCGAAACCCGCGACCAGGCTCCGGCCGAGCATCCCCTCGCCGCCTACACCTCGCTCGGCGACTACGCCAAGCGCGCCCCCCAGGGCATGAATTTCCGGGACGCCGTCAAATCGACGGACTCCGTCCAGCCGCCCATCTGGCTCGGCCGGATCCAGGCCCGGATGGCCGCCAAACAACGCGTCACCAACGCGCTCACCCACACCACGAACCTCCCCGCCCAGGGCACCTCGATCGCGTACAGCGTCTACAAGGAGGACGACCTGAAAGCCGAAGCCTATGTAGAGGGCACGCGGGTCGCCACCGGGGGCATGAAGGACGAGGAGAAGACGGCGCCGATCGAGGGCTTCGCCGGAGGCACCCAGATAACCCGGAAGACGCTGACACGCGCCGATCCTGCTTTCGTCAACAATCTGCTCGAACGGCAGGCCATCAAGTACGCGAAGAAGATCGAGGCGTGGAACGTAAAGTTGGTCCGCGAGCAAATCATCGCCGCCGCGACCAATCAGTCCGTCGGCGGCCTGACGAAAGCCGACGCGATCACCGCCGACTCGCTGAGGGACACGATCATCGACGCGCAGCAGAAGTTCGACGACTCCGACCAGTACGTGATCGACGGGCTGTTCCTGACCTGGGACCTTATCAAAGCCATCGCCAAACTCGGCGAGGAAAAGCGGCTTCTGCGCTGGGTCGGCTCCGACCAGGCGGTCGCCAACGAAGGCAAAATCGACCCGACCGCGCCCATCTCGCTGTCGCTGTACGGTGTGCCCGTCGTGCCGCTGCCCGGCGCCACGCTCGCTTGTTTCTACGACCGGCGGGCGATCGTCTGCCAGGAGGCCCCCGGCGCCCCGATCACCCTGCAACAGGATCAGGTGCTGGATTTGCAGCGCGACATCGCCGTCTACGGCGAGGCCGCCCACTACTGCCAGATGCCCCTCGCGCTCCTGCCCTGGACGTTCAAGCAGGCATAATGGCGTTCAAGGTAGACCTGGAAAAGGTCCAGTTGGTCCTCACCCGCGAGCTGCACCTCGCGGGTGGGGCCTCCACCCTGGAACCCACCGATATCGCCGAGCTGATCGACGACGCGATCCAGATGATCCAGACCTACGTCGGATCCTCCGAGATACCCGACAGGATCGCCCACCGGGCCGTCCTAGAGGTAGCCCGGGAGCTCAACACCAGGGCGTTGAACCCGGGCGGGGTATTCTCTGCTTTCGCGGACGCCGGATCCCCGGTCCGGCTCGCCAGGGACCCGCTCCGCGCCGTCTACCCCATGCTCGCCCCCTACGTCAGGCCGGGACTCGCATGAGCACAAGCGTCCCCACCATCTCCGAATGCCGAGACGAACTCCAAGAGACACTGGTGTGGCTGCTCGGCAACGTCTACCACGACAGCCTGGTAGACGTGCGGGCCTACCCGCCGCAGACGATCCAGCCGGCATCCGCCTGGATCGAGCTGGTCGGGATCGAGGCCGGCGACGCTCAGGATCTGCCCTACGGCCAGGCCCGTGCCACGTGGCGGGTCACCGTCACCGCCCGGCCCGGCATGGCCATCGCCGACGCCACTAGCATGCTGGACAGGGTCACCCAGACCCTGCTCGGCCTGGACGTCGGCGCCATCACCGTCGGCGAGTACACGGCGATATCCAGCGACAGCCTCGCCGCCCCGCTCCCCGCCACCCGCATCACACTCCGCACCATCATCACGAGAAAGGCCAAATAGACATGGCATTCGCACGCCTCCGCGGCTCCAACCTCACCCTGAAGATCGACAACGTCGACTACATGGCCGAAATCTCCGAGTGGAAATTCCCGGAAGAGGAAACTAAAGATGCCGGAACTAAAACTTTCGGTGACGTACGCCACGGCTCCGTCGGTAAAGCGACACTGGAAGTCACCGTTGTCCAATCCACCTCCGGCGACGCCCTGTGCATGAAGGTATTCGACAACCCAGCCAAGGATAACGTGCCGTTCGTGCTCGCCCCGCACGGGAACGAGACCCCGACCGCCGATGAGCCCCACTGGGTCGGCACGCTTGCTTTCCCGAAGCTTCGGCCCTCGCTCGGCATCAAAGCTGGCGATGACGACGCCACCACGGAGTTGAAGTTCACGATCCGCACCCGCGAGAAGAAAACACAAGCCTGAGGAGGAGGCCAGGTATGGCGGGGACCGTCTCCGGCGACGGCGTCTACAATCTCGGCGGCGGCGCCGTCATGCGAATTGAAGGATTCAACAAGACCGTGAGGGCCCTCAACCGGGCCGGCGCCGAGACGCAGGACATGAAGACGCTGATGCACTCGCTCGGCGAACTCGTAGTCAAAACCGCGAAACCGCTGACCCCGCACAAGACCGGGCGGCTCGCCGGCTCCATCCGGGCCGGCCGCGGCAAGACCAAAGCCGTCGTCACAGCCGGCCGCAAGTCCATCCCGTACGCGGGCGTCCAACACTACGGATGGCCCGCACACCACATCAAGAGCAGCATGTTCCTCGTCAAAGCCCTAGAGGCGAGGAACGAAGACATCGTCCGCACCCTCGTCAAGGGCATCGGCGAGATATGCACCAAGCTAGGGCTCGAAAACAACATAGGAGGACTCAATGTCTAACGTCATGCCCGACGGCGCCGACGACGACCTGCAAAGGCTCATCGAATCCCTGACCATGGGCGAGCAGGTCATGCTCACCACCCACACCGGGATCCAGATAGACCGGATCGACGAAGCCGACCCCACCACAATGCTCCGCGGCCTCGCAGTCATCGCAGCCCAGCGCATCGCCGTCGACGGCGCCCCGCCTTTCACGCCCGACGTGGTCGACGCCCTCACCGCAGACCAGGTCATCGACCTCGTCCGCGCCGGCGGCCGCGCCGGCCCCCGCCACCCCCAGGCCCTCGCCCCGCTCATCGCCCGAATCAACTCCGTGCTCGGCACCAACGACGCCGGAGACTTCGCCCGGCCCTTTCGTGCGCCGCATGGCGGAGATGACCGCGGCCGGACTGCTAGGCACGCCCAGCCAGTACTGGACCATCACGTCGATGGAGGAAACAGCACTGCGGAAAGCGTGGAGGAAGGCCCAAACCCCATGACAGGGTGAGCAACGAAAAACCCCGGGCCCCCTCATGGATGAAAAGGGGGCCCGGGGCGATTCTGCAAGAACCAATCGAAAGGAGAAGCGCAATGCCTTGCGCACCACCCAGTGTAGCAGAGAGGGCGGAGTAATGGCAAGGCAGTCAATCAAGATTTCCGTGACGGCCGACACACAAAAGTTCAGGTCGGAGCTCGGGAAGGTCGGGCAGGCCCAGGGCGGGATCGGCAAGCTCAAGCAAGGCTTCTCCGCGCTCGGCATCGGCATGAAAGGGCTCGCCGCCGGCGCCATAGGCTTCGGCGCCACCGCGGCTTTCGCACTCGGCAAACAAGCCGTCGGCGCCGCCTCCAACCTACAGCAATCCATGGGCGCCGTAGACGACGTTTTCAAATCCTCCGCCAAGCAAGTCCACGCCTACGCCCAGAAAGCCGCCGACGCCGTCGGACTCTCCCGAAACCAATACAATGAGATGGCGACGTTGATCGGCACCCAGCTGAAAAACGGGGGCACCGCAGCCAACCAGCTCGCAGACCAGGCCAACAAAGTCATCAAGATCGGCGCCGACCTGAGCGCGCAGTTCGGCGGCAACACCAAAGACGCCGTCGACGCCCTCTCCGCCGCACTCAAAGGCGAGAGGGATCCGATCGAGAAATACGGCATCTCCCTCACACAGAATGCCATCGACGCCGAAGCCGCCGCACTCGGCTACAAGAAAGTCAACGGACAACTGACCACACAGGCGACCCAAGCCGCCACGCTCTCCCTCATCCAAAAACAAAGCGCCGACTCCACCGGCAAATTCGCTCGCGAAACAGACACCCTCGCCCACAAGCAGCAAGTGCTGTCTGCGAAATGGGAGGATGCCAAAGCCAAGCTCGGCAACATGCTGCTGCCGATCGTCACCAAAGTCGTAGGTTTCATCGGCGACCACGTCGTCCCGCTCATCGGCAAGCTCCCCGGACTCCTAGCCGGACTCGGCAGGATCATCGGCGGTGTCTTCGTCGGCGCCTGGCGGCTACTCGTAGGCATCGTCAAAACCGCCGCCGTCGCCCTGCAAATCGCATGGGAAGTCATCAAAATGGTCTTCCAGCTCGGCGTCACGGCCGTCTCCGCCGTCATGTCCGGGCTCGCCACCGTCGTCGGATGGGCCTGGGAAGGCGTCAAGGCCGTCTTCTCCGCGGCCGTCGCCGTCGTCAAAGCCGCCTGGGAGGGCTTCCTCGCCCTGATCCGCGGCGGCGCCGCGGTCATCTCCGCGGTCTTCACCGGGATCGCGACCGTCGCCTCCTGGGTGTGGACCGGCATCAAGGCCGTCATCTCCGGGGCCGGCGCCGGCATCCAAGCCGTGTGGAACGGCATCAAGATCGCCGCTGGCTGGCTCGGCAACGCTTTCCAGGGGCTGCTCGGCGTCGTCAAAAGCGTGTGGAACGGCATCAAATCCGTCATCGGATGGGCTGCACATCAGGTCAAGATCACATTCCAGACCATCGTAGGGTCGATCGGGATGGTGATCGGGTGGTTCGGCAAACTCCTGTCCAAAGTGTGGAACGTCTTGGGGCAGATAGCGTCGTCCATCTGGAACGCCATCACCAAAGTCGTATCTTGGGTCGCCCAAATCCCAGGTAAGATAGTGAAAGCCTTCGGCAACGCCGGCAAGATCCTGCTAAACGTCGGCAAGTCCATCATCAAAGGCCTGTGGGACGGCATCAAATCGGGGTTCAGCATGGTCAAAGACGGCCTCAAATGGCTCACAAACAAGCTAACATCCTGGAAGGGCCCCGAGTCCACCGACCGCGCCCTACTCTACGGCGCCGGCCGGCTCGTCATCGGAGGCTTCGTCCAGGGCATGGAATCCCAATACGGCGCAGTCCGCGCCAGCCTCCAAGGCCTCACCGGCCGCATGCCGAGCATGGTCGACGCCGGCGCCCTCGCCGACACCCGGCTCCCGCTCGGCGCCCCCGCCTGGGCAGCGGTTCCACGTGAAACCCGGCCCGTCCACATCACCGTCAACACGCTGACGGCCGACGCCCGCTCCGGGCAGGCCGTCGTCGACGCCCTCCGACACCACGAGCAAGCCACCGGCCGGAAACTCCTAGTGTAGGATAGGGAGTACCATGCACGTCTACCCACCCGTGAGCCGCTTCGACTTCGCCCCCAAGCATTGGCGCCAGCGTAGCGGCGACCAATGGGGCCAAGACAAGGTGAGGGTCTTCGTCCCCGACAACCAACGGCACGACCCGAAGGGCGATTTCACGTTCAAGGCCGACAGTCGTGACCTGGTCACCATCGACCTGCCGCCCATCCCCGCCGCCTGGTCCCCCGCCGTCACCGTCACCCTCAAATGCCCGACGGTCACCGGCGCCACCGCCAGGATCGGGATCCAGGGCGCCATCCGCACCCAGACCATGGACGGCACCGACCGCACCTGGCTCTCCTACGACCCCCGCTACCTACAGCGCCTCACCATAGAGACCCCGGAGGTCTGCGACGGACAGGAGTGCGAGCTCCACGTGGAACACGAGCTCGAAATCCCCGGAGACAAACTTGCTGCGACCGGCCCGGAGGCCTACGCCCTCATGGCCCAGCTCCCCGACCCCGCCAGCGCAGACCAGCGGCTCGGCAAGATCATCCTGGGCTCCACGACGCTCCCCGACCCCGGCCGCAAGATAGGCGAGTGGGAGACGCTGGGCAAGATCAAGCTCGGCGAGTACACGCTCCCGCCCTCCGACGCCGACCTGATATGGGTCGACATGCTGGACCAGGCCACCACGGTCACCACCGAGCGCGGCATGGACTACGACGGCATCACCTCCACCTACAAGATCGGCACCCTCAAAGCGACATTCAAGGACGCCTACGACCCCAGGGTCGCGAAAATCCACCGCGGCCGCCGGACCATCCTCGTCCACATCCCATCCGCGACACCTATTTTCACGGGCGCCGTCGACACCGTCGTCTCCCACTACCAGCCCGACGGCGCCTACACCACCGAAATCACCTCCGTGGACTCCACAGCCAAGCTCGCGGCGAAGACCAGTATCGGCCCCCTCAGCGAGGGTTGGGTGTGGACGTCGAACGGGATCGGGGAGGTCACCGGCCCCAACGGTATCTCTTGGCACACCACGCTCAAGTCCGACAACGGCTGGTCGCGGCTGGGCGTGCACCGCGCCCCCTACGCGGAGCGGTCCCTCGCCCAGTGGCTGGACATCATCACCGCCACCGGGTGCAGGCCCTGGTTCATCGACTCGCGGGGCTGGTTGGCGTTCGCCTGGTCCCCGCCCGACAACCTCCCGACCGGCTATATGATCGACGCCGGCGGCATCGCCGACTACAAATCCGGGACCGTCTACCCGCAGACCACGGAGGCGTCCGTCGACTACGACGCGTCCTCCGCCGTCTCCCGCCTGGACATCACCACCGACCACATAGACCAGGAATACGACCAGGCCAAGAAAAAGTGGATCGACAAAGGGACCATGTCCCAGCAAAAGACTACGGTGTACGAGAGGTCGATCGAAGGGGAATTCGGGGAACGCAAGAAGTCCGTGAGCATCTCGGTCAACACTTTCGAGTTCCTGCACAACCAGAATACATGGGCTGCGCGCACAGTGGGTACGCTGACCAAGAAGCTCTACTACAACTATCCCAGCGCCTGGGTGTCGTCCGTGACCCTCCCCGCCTGGCATGAGAACGACCCGGCCGTCGCCCACCCCTACCGGGTCCACGGCGACGCCATGGCCACCGTCAGCCGGACCGCCCAGCTGGACCTGACCGACATCGTCATGGTCTCCACCATCCAGGACACCTACCCCTGCCACATCAAGGGAATCAAATGGTCTCTGGATACCACGAGCGTCAAAACGACGCTCGAACTACAGAAACCCATCCCATACGAATACGTGCCGGCATGGCTGGAAGCCATCCGGTGGAAAGGAAGAGACTAAGGTGTATAATTTCACCGACGGCGAGCTACTCACCGCTAAGAAACTCAACGATACATTCCTCGAATGCCGTACCGAAGCCATCGACAACTCTCTGGTAGCATCGCACACCAACGGCACCACGATCTCCGGGACCGCCCAGGCCGCCTACTGGAAAAAGGCGAGGATCGTCACGGGCATCGTCTTCGCCTACCCGACCTCGATCCAGGATGGCTTCACCTACATGCCGGAGGCCGGCTTCCCCGTAACTTTCCAGGAAGGTGTCTGCTCGATCACCTGCACGCCCCTATCCGGGATCAACAACGCGCAATACCAGTGCCAGCCGCCCCCGGGCCCCCTCGAAATCGACTCCCTGAGCCTGGAGAAATTCAGGGCACGCTTCCGCGGCACAGGCGGCAACGTACCGTACGCTTTCATGTGGACAGCAATCGGATACTAGAGAAAGGACCCCAACACTATGGCCTGGTATCCCGGGGCCACCCACTGGCCCCTCAACGCCGAGACTTCGGACAGGTCCCACACCCCGGTGCGGATGACCCTCCACACCGCCGTCTCCGGCGCCACCAACCTATACAAATACGGCCCATACAAAGGCACCTATAGCACGTTCTACGTCAACGGGGCCGGTGACGTCTACCAGTACGCCTCCACGTCCCAGGCCACGCGGGCCTCCGGCGCCGGCAATTTCGGCGACATCAGCGTGGAGACGTGGGACGGCGCCTCCGAGCGGGCCCTCACGTCCAGTCAGGTCACCGCGCTCGGCCAGCTGCTCGCCTGGATATGGGACACCCACCCGTCCGTGCCCCGCCGGATCGCCACTCCCGGAGACCTCCGGGGCCTCGCCTGGCACCGTCTCGGCTGCGCCGGGGATTTCGGCAGATTCGACCCGACCGACCGGAAAACCTGGTGCCGCACCCAGACCGGCGCCCGCTGGTCCACCGCCTACGGGAAAAACTGCCCCTACGACTCGAAAATCGACCAGCTGGACGCCATCTACGACGCCGCGATCGGCGGCGCCACCGAACCAGACCCCATCACACCACCTACAGGAGACGACATGTTCATCGTATGGAGGATCGGCGACAACGTCGCCTACCTCGTCACCGCCCACTCTATGCGCCAGCTCACGTGGGAGGAATACCAGGCGTACAAGGTCGCCTGGCCGGACATCCCCGAGCACAGCGCCTATCCGGAGACAGTCCAGACCCTCATGGGCGCCGTCCACGCACAGGCCAAGACCCTGATCGAGGACCTGCGCGCGCTGGGAGGGAGCATCTGATGAGTATCCTCCTGACCGTCCCGGCCATCGTCGCCCTCACCAACCTCGCCAAGCGCACAGGCCTCCCGAGTCGCCTGGCGCCGCTCGTCTCCGTTCTCGCCGGCGTCGCCGTCGCGTGCGGGGACGCCTACTCCACCGGCTCCGGCTACCTGGACGCCGTCGCCCGCGGCATCGTGCTCGGCCTGACCGCCTCCGGCCTCTACGACCTGATGCCCGGAGAGCCCAAGGCCTCCACGGTCAATGTCTACGGCAAGGACAGCGTGGTGCGCGGCCGCCACTCGGCGCCGTCGCCCGAGACGGAGGCCGAGACTGAGGCTGAGGCGCCCGCGGCGCCGTCTCCGGCGCCGACCTGGTGGTCGTCGCCGTGCCCGTCAAGGCCGTGCGCCCCACGATGGAGGCCGCCGCCTGCGCGATCGACCCGGGGGC